TGAAGAGCGTGTCACCGGGGTCCATTCCATCGATGGTCACCGTGATGCTGTCTTCCCAGTCCGCGGGAACCCCTTCTTCAGGCGAGGCCGGCCCATAGGGCATTTCACCAATGTCCGCTGTGAACGAGTTGCGCAGGAACGATGTGTCGACCGGCAGCTTGCCGCCCTTCGCGATAGGCGTGTTCACATGCTCGGCCAGCATGGCGGAGGCCGTCTTCATGATCGCGACCTGGCGCCGCTTGCTCATCTGGGTAAAGCCAGACACCTGGGCAGAGAAGCTAGGCATCGGCCAGCTCACCTATCCAATCGATCCGATGGATCTCAACACAGCGACATCGAACGGTCTGCTCTGTGCTCGCTCCGAGCGAGCTGTCACCGGGATACATGAGCAGCTGACCGCCAACGGTGAAGGGTTGATCCCCCTGCACCCTCTGGCCATCGGCGTCCGCATGATCCTGCCGAGTGCGGCCATCGCCCGTGTCGGACCACTCGCGCACTACGGCATCTGCGTTGAGGCCGGCGCGTTCTGCTCCCTGCGTGAATGCGATGTGCTTGGCGCCTCGGATCGCGTTGAGCGTCTCCGTCTGAGCGATCCCCTCCGCACGATGGCGGAGCATGTTGTTGGTGTAGCTGCGAGCGGCCCGCGCGACCGTGTCGGCCGGGACCGGCTTGCCCTCGTTGATTGCGCGGCGAATGACATTGTCGAAGCGCTTGTCTCTGAGCTTCAGATCGAAGTATCGCCCATCGCTCGCCCAGAGATAATCCTGCATGCTCCGCAGGTATTGGGTCTGAGGGCGAGTCAGGCCGATCACACCACCCACGCGACGACCGGTCGCCTTATCGATACGGCCGACCAGCTCGAGCGCGGCCATGCGCGGGTTAGCTCCCCGGACAAGCGCGCTCTGAAGGTGGTTGAGGACGGTTTCCCGCTGGCCGGCGGTCAGCCGGGTGATCATTGTGCCTGAAAGGCGCTGCAGCCACGCCTCTGCTGCTCTGTGACGCATGTCGAACCGAAAGGTGACCGACAAGCCGCGGGGGTCTTTCACGTCGTTCGGCAGCAACCGGGTGAACGCTCTGCCGGCATCCTCAAACGCGGACAGGATCTGGCGTTCGACTTGTCGGAAAGCCGAGCGGGTCAGCCCAACAGCAGCGACAGCGCCGGCAAGGTCACCACGCTCGAGCATGCGCTGCACATCCCGCAGCGTAATCCCCTCCTTGAGCTCGAGGACATCATCCAGGAAGGCCTGGCGAACCTTTGGCTCGAGGAGGAGCATGAGTTGATCAGCAAGGCGGGTCTGTGCGCGCGGGGTCATGTCAGCCTCTCACCTGGCAGTCGTAGAAAATAGCCACGTCATTCGGCCCACCCGGCTGCAGCGGTGAGACCCGAACGATGGTGAAGTCGGTAGGGTTGTCTTGCTCGTCCTTGAAGCGGAGGAGAGTCGAGGTCCCGGGTGCGTCGACACCCTCGCCGGCGGAGATAATGGCGCGGCGGTCTCCGACCTGGATGCCATCTGCCGAGCGCTCTTGGACGGTGTACTCGACCACGGCCGCGAAGATGCCGGCCTCGACCTCCAACTCAGTCCCAGGATTGAACGCAGTCCCGCCGATGTGTCCCTGCGTGACCAGGAAGGCAGCGCCACCGAACTTCTGGATCAGGCGCTCAGCTGTGGCGCGGGACGCGGTATAATCAGCCATTGCCGCCAACCGCCATGACAGACATCGTCAGCGCCCTGGCGCGAAGGATCGGGGAGATGATGCCATCGATGAGCGTGTAGACCGGTTGGGCGCCATCCGAGCCGCCATCCTTGTACTCGGTCTCCTCGCTGAGCGGGCCGATAGATTCCTTGGTTTTCTTGATCTGATTGTTCGCGGTGTAATCCGGCGAGGTGCTGCCAGCGGCTGAGAGCTCGCGCAGCGCCATCTCGTAACACGCGTAGACATATTCCACCGGGATCTCGTCATCGGCCATCATGGTGCCGTCGCGATCACGCGCTCCAGTTCGCGGCCAAGGTTCCACCTGGGCGCGCCCCCCGGTCTTTGCCCCCGGGAACTGGTCGCCATAGCGTCCATTCGTGCTCGCTGTGCCCCGCGTGAGCGCTGCCTCGAGGTCCGGGTCAGTGGCCGCTGCGACTGCAGACTGGCCTCGGGCCGCAGCATAAGTTTTCCAGTCTGCAATCGTCAGCGTGGGCATGGATCAGCCCTCGTTGCTCTGGGAAGCATCCGCCGCAGCGATCTCGGCTTCCTTGGCCGCGATACGCTCCTGGAGCTTCGCCAGGCCGATATTCGAGGCAAACTCGATCTCGAGCTCGGTCGCACGCGCCTTGGCGGCGTCCAGCTCTGGGTTCGGGGCCGGATTGGTGACAGCAGTCTTGCCGCCTTCAAGCTCGATGCACTTGCCCACCAGGTACGTGGGGAGCGTGTCGCCCTTGATGCTCAGCTCGGCGCCAACCGGGATGCGCTCACCCTTCGGGTTAAAGACGCCTGCTTGTGAAATTCTGACTTTCATTGGATCAGTCCTCTCCAAAACGAGACGGCCCCGCGATTGCAGGGCCGTTCTCGTCAGTTATGGGGTTGATGGATTAGGAAGAGTGGGCCACGCCGCACTGGTCCTCGGCGTCGAATTTGATCTCGAGCGCCGCGGCCGCAATGGTCAGGAACTCGTAGTCATCTTCCGGGTTCTGGCGGAACTTCGCCCGGTTCGTGATCGGCATGCCGTTGAGCACCTCGACGACGTCACGGCGCTTGATCACACCGAACACCTCATTGGCGTTCACACTGGAAGCCGGCACGATGGCACCAACACCGTCGATCTCGCGGATGACCTGGGCAATGGACTTGTCGCCATAGGTCTCGTTGTAGCGGGTGTTGGAGGCGTAGAACCAGTCATCGAAGTTCACATAAAGCGTAACCTGCGAGCGGTGATTGTCCGCGTGCAGGAGCTTGATGAGAGCAACGATCTCGGCCTTGAACTGGGCGCCGGTGGCACCGTTCAGAGTCACGCCGGTTGCACGGGTGTTGCGCTTCGGATGGTTGCGCAAGCCGAACAGCTGATTGCCGCCCACGACGATGGAGCTGTCACCGTCCAGAGCGATGGATTCCAGCTTCTCAGCCACGCGGCGGTTCGCATTCATGCGGCCCGTGCCGTCGAGGCCGAAGCCTTCCGCCATCGCAGCAGCCCACTCGCGCCATCCATAGCCGTATGCGCTATCGATGATCGGCAGCGGAGTGCCGTGGTAGTCGTAAGCCTGCTGGTCCGTGCGTGCCTTGCCGCGACCGTCCAGGGTGATGTTTGCCTCACCGCTGTCGGATACGGTCTGGAAGTAGTGCACCAGCTTGCCGATGTTCATGGGCTTGGCGACGGAAGCCGCCAGGTCGTTGAACACTGCCAGAGTGTCACGCTGGATCTCGACCGCATCACGATCCCACTCACCCCAGACATCCTTGGGCAGCGGGGAAGCGTTGCCGATCAGAGCGGTGGAGTTGCGGAGATCGTACTGGCTAGCCAGAGAGCTCTGGTTGACCGCGAAAGCACGACGATTGGCGAGGACCCAGTCCTGTTGTGCGTTAGAAAAACGAAGCATCTAGGCTCTCCTTATGCCTTCACGAACGAATTCGCGATGCGGACGTCATCGAGATCGCCAGCGGACTTAGCGCCGGGCGTCCCGTCGAAGAAGGCGACAACCACGTCACCCGTTGCAGCAGCCTCGAGGTAACCGTCAGCGCCAACGGCGAGCGGTGCCTCCTTGGTGTAGGTCGCGGCCGCCAGGCGTACCTGGAACACGTCCTCGACCTGCGGGCGGTAAGCCACGCCGGTGTCGCCGGCGGCGTAAGCCGTGGCGATGTCCTGGCCGGCGAAGTCGACGTTCGCGAGGACCAGCAGAGCGGCCTCGTTGTCGGCAGCGGTGGCCATGGTGAGGTTCGAGCCATCCTCAGTGACGAGAATGCCCGGGCGATAGGCACCAGCAACCGGCAGGTTGACGGTGGCCGGGTTACGGCCGACAGGGCCGCGGAAGATGCGGTTCGGCATTAGTTGGACTCCTCATTGAGTGCCGCGTTGAGGTCGTAGTCTTTCCACTCGTCCTCGGTGCTGTTCGGGGTTTCGCCGCTATTCAGGGCAGCGGCCTGGCCGGGCTTCGCCTTCTCGGCAAGCGCGCGAGCGGCATTCAGGGTCAGCTCCTTCGCCGCAGCCTCGTCCAGGATGTTCGCCTTGACGATCTTCTCGATGAGACCGTCGAGCTCTTCCTGTTCCTTGGCCGCCTGGTTGGCCTGCAGGGCCTCCAGGTTGTCCGTAAGCGGCTTAACCGCGCCGGCGACTGCGTTGGAGATGGTTTCACCCATCTTGTCGAAGCCATCCGAGAGGGTATCAACCTTCGCGGAAAGCGCTTTGAACTGTTCGTCAGAGACAGCCATGTCTGCTTCCTTTCGATTTGCAGAGGGTTCCCGCTCGGAGCCGGAGAAGGCTTCGATTAGCGCGGATTTGATGCGCTCCAGCAGAGGTGCGTCCTCTCGCTGTTTGAGCGCTCTGAGGGCGGACTGGGCCGCCCAATCAAGCTCGCGATCCGCATCATCGATGACGGAGTTCACGACCTCGATTTCCTGACCATTCACCAGCATGCCAACACCCTGTTCGGGGGTCGCTGCTCCTTCTTCATTCAGAAGGATGGCGTCATGATCGAATTCCATATTGCGGGCGATATAGGAGTGGCCGGCGCCCTCCTCAGCCGCATCCAGGTTGCACAGCAGGCCCGTGGATGTGTGGATCGGGTCGCCGGCCTCGATGGCATTGAGCACCGCCTTGCCCTCCTCAGAGCGGTTGGCGAACTCCACATCGATGATCTTGTCCAGGAACACCCGGCCGTTCTCGCGGCGGGCGTTCTCGTTCCACGCACCGATGTAGCCGATGTTGATGCCCTCAGGATCGGAGGCGGACACAAAGCGGTTGCCGACCATCGGGTGGCCATATGGCGCCGGCGTCCGGTTCAGGCTGTCGTAGCTCTTCCCGATCTCATCTGCAGGATAGAGGATGTCATTCATGACAACATCGTCCGGCAGGGTTGCAGACGGGACGATGATCACATCCCGACCGTTGCGCTTCTCCTTGCGGATCTCGGCCGTGTTGGCCAGCGACATGATGTTCACCCGCACCCGCTTGGATGCGTTGTTCAGGAGCGCTGCCTTGCTCATGGCTGGGTTTCCTCTTCTTCGAGTTCTTTGAGGGCATCAGCCACGTCCTGATCGTCTTCATCTCCGAAGCCGTCATTCAGGGCTGGAAGGTCCACGACATCTCGGATCTCGTCGGGCTGGAATACGACCCGACCGAAATGCGCGTGTTTCTGGTTGACGCTCGCCATCTTGTCGGCGCGCTCGATCTTGTCGCCGAGGGTGCTCTCGGTCAGATCCGACCAGGACACCACCCAGTCGGCATCGGAGAGGATCTTGAAACGCCTCAGGCGCTCCACCACGGCCTCGATGTTGGGGATCGTCTCCTTCACCCGGCGCGACTGCACGACCTTGGCCCATGCGGTGGCGTCCTCAGTGGAGGCGCGTTCGCCGGTTTGGGACCCGACCAGGATCTTCACCGGGATACGAATGGAAGCGGCGAACGACTGCAGTGATGTCAGATAGAACTGTTCAGGCTGGGGCAGTGTCACCGCTAGCTGTTTTGCCTCGATGCCCTGCAACATCAGCAGGTTGTCGAAGCCTTTCTGGAAGTCACCAACCACCTCATCGAGCTTGTCGGCGATCTCGTCTTCGGGCACACCCATCGCAGCAGCCAGGTCTCGCAGCTGGGCGTCCTTGTCGACCTGGAGCACTGGCGCGGATTTGGCGTTCTTCCAGAACCCCTCGCCGCCGGCGCCTTCGATCTTTTCCAGGTTGATCAAGCTATTGTAGCCAGGCCGCAGGATGGACTCGCCATTGGTGGTGCCGTTCTCGGACCAGATCACGACCCGATCTGGATGCACCTTGAACGTTCGACCAGCCCCAGCTTTCCCATCGAGCGGGGCCTCGTGAAATTCAAACATTGTCGGCTTGCCATACGTCTCGGACGCCGGGTCACCGTCCAGCTCGGCCACTTTCAGCTGATGCTCCCAGACAGGAATGACCTCCACCAGCGCCTCGATGCCGGCGGCCTGTTCAACCGGCTGATCGAACGGCTTGCTGTCAGCAATGCGAAGGATAACCCCGGCGTACTTGCCGACGAGAGAGCGCGTATCCGCCTCCGAGAGGCACTGCCAGAACCGGATCCGCGCCAAGTGCTGGCGGACCTCTTTCTCACGGCTGGTCTCCTCGTCCGTGCGGTCATCTTCCTGGAGCGTGGGATTGTCTTGCCAGGTCGTGCCTACGGTCTCTGCGACCGCCGCGTGAGCAATGCCATTGCGGTGATACATCTGCAGGAAGTGCTCGGCCTGCAGGTGCTGCGGGTAGCCGTAGTCCGCATAGTGCTTGTGCTTTTCATCGGTCTGGAAATAGCCATTGTACATGAGCTCCAGACGACGCGAGGCATTCAGCACCATATCAATGGCGCTGTTGATCTTGGAAATTTTGGCCATCAGCGGTGCCTTTTCTTGAGGATGACGCGCGCCTTCTGTGCCGGGTTGAGCAGCTCGTTGAAGGCGCCTGAGAGTGTGTCGACTTGGTCGTCGTGGGATCCGGCCGGGAACAGCCCAACCTCCTCCAGGAAGTCATCGATCCAAGGCCCCGCCACCAGTTTTACGTTTCCGGCTTCGACCTGGGCGCTGACACCGGTGGCGCGGGCTTCCTTGGTCCCCTGGACCAGCTCGGGCAGGATCCGGGCATCGTAGCCGGCCAAGAGCGCGACAATGCGCTGAGCCCATGCCTTGCCGCCGGCTGCGGGGTCCCGAGGAATGCCGACCATGACATCGAAACCGTCCTGGGTGGCCGTGTTCTTGATCAGACGCTCCACGCCGGCAGGATTGAGCCGGTCCCTGACCACGTCCTCGACATAGTAGAGCTCATCCACCAGCCGCATTTTGAGACCAACAGTCCAGTCCGGGTCTGTGTTGCTCTGGTGTGGCGCTGTGCCGGCCAAGTCCCAGATCCGAACCTGTCGCCCGCCAGCCGGCGCCGCGGGGACGACCTCGAACTTCGATTTGTCGAACATGCCGCCCGAGCGGGGTGCTGGCCGTTGCTGGTACTGACCGGCCCAAGCATATTGGCCCATGTCACGCTTGAGCTTTTCGATGGTCTCGCGCGGGAAACGTCCGGGATGGAGCAGCTCGTTGCGTTCGCGCCGAGGGTCCTTGAATCCGATCCCCGTGACCCTCGCGCGCTCGGGCTCATACTCCATCGGGAGCATCAGGTGGCAGTAGTCCATCTTGTAGCGGTCGATCACACCGGAGACATCATCCTGGTGAAGCCGCTGCATGATCACAACGATGGCCGACTTCTCTTGATCGTTGAGGCGGTTCTGCGCGCCTTCCCGAAACTTGCGGGTGGTCTTGTCCCGGTCGGTGTTGCTCTCCGCAGTCTCCGTTGAGTGCGGGTCATCGATCACAAGGCGATCTCCGCGCTGGGAGGTCAGCGATCCGAAAGCCACGCCCTCGCGTGTTCCTGTCTGCGTGTTGGCGAAGGAGGTCTCGCCGGCGCGTGCGAGCTGCACACTCGGCCAGAGCTGTTGAAACCAAGGAGACCGGATCAGGTCGCGGCATTTCCGGGTGTCGCGCTTAACCGGCCCATCATTAAACGAGGTAGTCAGGTAGCGTAGGCTCGGCCGGCCCAACGGACCCCACTCCCAAGCCTGCCAGAAGACTGCGACCAGGAGCGATTTCATTGTCCCCGGCGGGACGTTGATCAGCAATCTATTGATCTCTCCCCGGGAGATCGCCTCGAGGTGCTCACACACCGCGTCGACGTGCCAGTTGTGCTGATACTTGGCCTCTGGCTCCAGCGCCGGCCACGCTTCCTTGACGAAACCGGACAGGCTCACGCAGCGCTCGCGAATGCGCTCCGCGTTGGCCTCTATCTGCTCACGGTGGGCGAGATGCTCACGCCGCCTTTTCTCCGCTGCTATCGCCGCCGATAATCCCGAGCTTTTCGAGAACTGGATAGGCTTGCTCAAGAGTTGCGAGTTCATCAGCGGTCAGCTCCTTCAGGTCGTCCATGGTGACTGTCCGCAGCGTGATCGAGCCACTCAGCCGCTTGTTCTCAACACCCAGCCCGTGGAGTTTCGCCTTCCCCATTGTTGCCGACACAGCGGCACCAGA